TATTGGAAGAAGTACCTGAAACAGTTGATATTAGATGCAGATTTAAGACAGCGTTTAGGTAATCAATTATATGAAGATTTTAAAGAAGAATATAACCTCGAAAACGTGACAAAAAAGCGTGCTGAATTCTATAAATCGGTGGTCATGAAGGGATTACAACTTTAGTAAATTAATTTTGTAGTATTTATAGTATACATACCACTATAAAAAACAAAAAATTATGAAATTATTTAAGAAAATACGTAAGTGGTTTAACAAAAACTTTTTATCAAAATATTTGGTAACTTATCATCCTGCTTTTCTGACTTTAGTTGAAGAAATTGAAATCAAACTGAATGACGATAAGAGACAACTAAAAGCCAAGGAAATCATGAAATTGATTAGCAGCAGTCAATATAAAAGGTTCTTTTATCGTGCAGTCAATTACAATCCAGCAGTTCCTGAACTACCCGAAACTCCGCTTTCTTTTGGAGACAGGTTCAAGATTTTCGTTTCGAAAATACATATTTTTCTTTTTCGTAGAGACATCTATAAAAAACTACAACTCTTTAAGAAAATTTCAAAGAAATTTCTTGAAAGAGAGAGGAAGATTGACGAATATATATCACAAACAACCGTCAGTGACAGAATTAAGAGAGCGGTGGAGTTGGGTGTAATTAGTGAGGAATCACGAGATTTAATTTTTGCGAGAGAAGAATAATGAAAAGATTTTTTCAGAACATAATACTCTGGGTTTATTTAAAACTTCGATTGTTTGGAGTTGCACTTGGAATTGCGTTATATAATACCGAAACCGAGATTCTCAAAGCAGACCCTAATGATGGGAATGAACGAAATAATCATACTCAGAGAATGCGTAGTAGGAATCAATTACTTGAGAAATTCTATGCGGGACAGACCGATGAAAAATACGTTCAGGAGTATTATGAGGTTCTGAAAAAAGCCGATAAGTTTATCAGAACAGCAACGCCACATCAAATGGCTGTTGCTGCTGATAAATACGGTACAAGTTATGGTATGAAAGACCCCTACGGTAGACGATATGAACATTATGGGTTCTTTGATGACAAACATAAGCATGCTGGGAAAACTCTTGGCGAAGTGCTTGCTCTGGAGTTCGAGGAAAGACGAACAAAAGACGATGAATATGAAATGATGTACATTTTCAACAACAATCCAATTGAGGTGGGATTAGCCAATGTTTTTGACAATGTTGGTGAAAAGACCAAGAAACTAAATATTGTTAAAGTCAGGGAAGGGAAAAGTGGTAGGGTATTTACCACCAATTTCATACACTATCCGTCAACCCCAATAGCTGATGAAATTCAGTCACTCCCGCCATATTTAAATGAAATTGGCTTTGAAAAGGATAGTATTGATGTTGTTGATATGAATAAAACATCGAAACAATTTAAGTTTCCGATTAATGTTCTCCGTGATAATGAAGAAGTTGTTAATAAAATCGAGGAACTAACCGAATTTTTACATGTAAAAAAGATTGGTTTTGAGTACAGACAATTAGAATTTTTTATACCTTTACATTTCAAAACAAATGAACTGGAAGATGATTCTGATGTTTTTAAAGAAATCATCGACCTCAATGGAGTATTCGTTCGTGATGATTATGGCGAACTTCTTGGGTTCGGAATTAATAAGTTTACAAAAAGAATAATTTATAACGACACCCATGAAGTGCTGAAATTCGATGGAATCGAAATGCAGTCAATAGGTGCTCCACATTAAAACCAGAATATTATGAGTGATTTTTTAGATAATTTAAAGAAAGCAGCAGATGAGGGAGAATTTAATTCAGAAGCAGCGAAGAAAATACTTGAAGTTCACGATTTAGCAGAAGCCAAACTTAAGGGCAAAAATGTTGAGGAAGAACTCGAAAACATAAAAAGTAGTCTTGAGGCACGTCAAGACGAAGCCGTTGAATCTGAGGAAATTAAACCAGTCTCTGAAGAAAAGGTTGCCGAAGCCTATACGGAATATGAAAAGAAAATGGCACAGTTTAAGAAACTGGATGCCATTAATGCGCAACTCGCAACACTAACCGAAATCGAAGACATGGTTAAACTAAGTATTGGTGATATGTTTAGTTTTGTTGAAGCACTCGAAAAACAATTTGAGAAAGAATTTGAAACTAAAGACCCGATGTTTGGTGAATTGCATTTGAAAATCGAAAGTATTAAATCGAAATATAAATCTTAAAACAAATTTTATGGCAAAAATCGAAAAAGCGTCTGAGGACGTAGTAAATCTCTTTGAAGAGGTAAGAAACAAAACCAGTATTCCGCATTGGGTTATGTTTGAGTTATTAAGTAACGACAAACAAAAAGAACTTTACAAAATTACGAAATTAAATGATGTTGTTGAAGTCCTTACTGAAGGCGTAAACTTCTCAGTGGTGATTAATGAAGAAATTCTTGACGGACTCCCTGAAGATATGCAGGAAATGGCAATCGAAGAATGTCTTGCTGGTGTTAGTGTGAGTGATAGTGATGCAATCTCTTTGGAGAAGCCAAACTTCAACACGCATACGGGCGTATTACAGAAGTTCGGACACGAATCAGTAATTACCTTGCATGAGTCAATTAAGAGTCTATATGACGCTAAAAAGCAGCGAGAAGACGAAGAAAAGGCTGCAACCAAAGGTAAGCGAGGCAGAAAACCAAAGGTATAATACATAAGCATATTTTAATTAAAACAATCCCGACAGTTATTTGTCGGGATTTTTTTGTTTATAAGTATTTATAGGAAATCAATTATAATGAATTCATATAACATCACATATCCCTTTAAGGATAATAATGAAACCAGAAGTTTTATTCAGATGAATCAAGTGAGTAAGGATTCGTACAGTTCCAACCTTCTCCTTTTACTATTAACTCAAAAAGGTGAGAGATATTATGAAAGTGATTATGGTACGAATTTGATTAAATATATCTTCGAACCCAACGACCAATTAACGGCAACTGATGTCGAAGAAGAAATACGAAATACCGTGGCATTGTATATGCCAGAGATAAAAATCACATCGGTAACATTTAATTGGAACGAAAACGATAGGGGTGAACCCATATCAGAAAACCAATTGAATGTTAACATACAATTTGTATATACCGAGGGTTCATTAACAGAACAAGGTAATATTGATTTAAATTTTTAAAACATAGAAAATGGCAACAGAAGCAACGAATGTAGTACAATACGGAAGTAGAACTTTCGGAGAAATCAGAGCAGACCTGATTTCATTAATCAGACAAATGTATCCTGAAGTTCTTAGCGACTTCACGGATTCAAGTGTTGGTGCAATGCTTATCGACCTAAATGCTGGTGTAACTAATAACCTCAGTGTTAATACTGATAGGGCATTCCAAGAAACTCAGTTAGAATATGCCCAACAAAGAGCGAGTATTCTGAACATAGCCAAAAACATGGGATTTAATATTCCCGCTCGTAGACCGTCTGTTACTGTTGTTGATTTTAGTGTTGTTGTTCCTGTTCTTGGGAATGCTCCAGATGCCAGCTATTATCCAGTATTAAATGCTGGTGCGCAAGTACTTGGTGGTGGTAAAGTATTTGAGACTCAATCAAATATTGATTGGAATTCTGCTGTTAGTAGCCTTGGAGACCCCAATCGTAGTATAATTCCAAACCTTGATACGAATGGTATTCCTGTTAGTTACACCGTTACAAAAAGAGAGGTCGTTATAAATGGTGGAACAAGCATATTTAAAAAAATTATTAGTACCAGTGATGTCATTCCCTTCTACTCAATAACACTTCCAGACCCCGATGTTATTGAAATTGAGAGTATCATTCTTTTAGAGGGCACAAATACAACGACACCAACATCTGGACAGTTCAATGATTTTGATGTTAGATATTTCGAAGTAGATTATCTTGCGCAACAGCGTGTTTTCATTGAAGACGCATTGAATTCAAGTGCGAATACAACAACAAATGATATTAAGGCAGCGAAATGGGTTGATGTTACGAAAAAATTTATAAAGGAGTTTACTCCCAGAGGTTTTTGTAAACTAACTTTTGGTTCAGGAGATAGTGATGTTAATGCCTTTAAGGATGGCTTATTAAAAGAAGGTGTTAGTAATCGTGCGTTCCTTGAAAATTTCTTAAATAACACGGCTCTTGGTGAAAAATTAAAAGCTAATTATACGTTATTCGTTAAATACAGAACTGGTGGTGGTGTAGCTTCTAATATTGGTGCTGAAGTTCTTACACAACTTGGTTCATACACGTTAAGAGTGGAAGGTAGTCGTCAGGATGTCAACCAACAGGTTCAAAGAAGCCTACAAACAACGAATCCGATACCAGCAATTGGTGGTAATGATGGTCTGAGTACAGAACAAATAAGACAATTAATTAAATATAATTTTAGTAGCCAGAACCGAGATGTAACTCTAACCGATTATTTGTTACAGGTTTACAAAATGCCCGGGGAGTTCGGTTCGCCTTATCGTGCAAACGCATTTAAAGTTAATAATAAAGTTGTGATTAGTATTCTGGGAATTGATGATGCTGGTAAGTTAAGTAATACCAGTAATTCATTGTTGAAAACAAATATTACCGAATACCTCACCCAATATAGAATGATTAATGACTATGTTGAAATTAAAGACGGTAAGATTTATAATCTTGGATTTGAAATCGATGTCTATGTCGAAAACACCGCAGATAATCAAATCACAAACAGCATAATAACATTAGTTACTGATTATCTTGATATCACTGACCATGAAATGAATGAAGACATTTTTCTTGGTAGACTTGAAAAAGAAATTCTGAACGCCAATGGTGTGGTTAACGTGATTGATATCAAGGTATTTAATAAGGTTGGTGGTCAATATTCAACTAACACAATTGCACAGGGCATCACCAATACAAGTACTGGTGAAATTAAGATTGAAAATAATACAATTTATTCAACACAGGATTCGATGTTTGAAATCAAGTATCCTGAGAAAGATATTAAAGTGTTATTGAGAAAGAGTGTTAGTTAATGGAAAAAATAAAAAAAACGATATTACAAGCAGTAACAACAGGAACTACAATTACTGGTGGGACTATTATCATTCCCGATTTAAGTGTGGTCTATCACCTCAAAGTCGGACTGAAACAATCTGCACGAGATTTGGGGTTTTTTGATGCAACGGCAATTCCAGCACCACCACCCGATGAAACCTACAATTTTTTGGATAATGAGGGGAATGTTCTTGTGGATGATGTTGGTGATAATTTAATATTTTAATGATATGGCAGATAAGAAACTTTTTGAGGATTTAGTGCTGGGCACACCAACCAGTACCGACAGATTCGCTTTTGGTAAAGCGGGTAGTTCGTATAAAAATATAACGTTCGATAATTTCAAGACACAACTTTTTGGTGCAAGTGGTGGTGCTCTCAAACAAGTGGCACTTGAAATCGGTAGTTGGAATATGAACGATACTTTTGAGGGTGCTGGTGGCAAGTCGGTTAGAGTAGAATCCTCACCCGGTGTTGATATTCCTTGGGTGAATGTTAGAGGGGTAAGTAGTATTTTAATTTATAATGATGCACATACAGGTGTATGGGAATTTTTTTCTGATGGCACAGGAACGGCAGAATCACTACCACAAGTAACAGTACAACAATTATCTGGTGGTGCTGCCAGTGTTTATATGAAGCCAAGGATTAGTAGTATATTTCAAACCAACACAGTTTTTAATGACCCTAATGTTAATCGTGGTTGGATTATAATTAATTATGTTTAAGATATGAAAATAATACAAAGTTTTGCACAGTTTGATAACGGTTCACCAAGAGCATTTGGGGATAAAGAGAAGAATTTGTTAGGTTTCTATTCGTTTTTATTGAGTTACTTGACACTGAATAAATATTATGGGAAAATTAGAATGTATTGTAATCAGGCAGCACAAGACGCATTGATTAAGTACATCCCATATGATGAGGTAAATATTGTTGAAAACAGAAATACCGAACAGTTTTGGAGTTACTATAAAGTCGATATAATGAAATCAATGAGAACCGATTTCATTCATGTTGATACCGATGTTTTCATTTTTGCTGACCTGTTTTCTGAATTCATTAATAACGAAGAATATGATATTATCGTTCAAAATCACATCCCCAAAGACATTAATTATGTAAAGGGATATGTGGACATGTTTAGGGAATTGGTTGTTCAACACAATATAATTGACCCCGATAAATATGATGGAAGATGTAATTCTTGTGGAATAATTGGAATGAGACACAAGCATAAAAAACCCTATATTGAAATCTGTGAGATTATGAGAAAGGGTTTCATTGATGCCGAAACTAAAGATAATTGGTTTATCGGCATGGCAAGTGAGGAACTGGCATTCTATTTGGCAGAATTAAAAAATGGGTGGAAGTCTTACGATATTCTCCCATACAATGACGTTTTGAAATACACCGAAAAGGGTGCGGGAAACTATCACAACTATACTCACATGTATTTAGATAGTAAGTTTCAACCCAGATACGTGAAAGCGATTAGAATGAAGACCTTACATGAGTTTTCAAATGCGATTAAGTACATTGAAAGATATGAGAAGGAAGTCATGAAAAACACCGAGATTCTTAAAGACATATTATAATGATAACGGGCAGCACAAATAATAGTAGATTAAACGAGTTGCGTAAATACACGGTAACGTCAAATTTTGCTGACCAATATGTTGGTGGTGGAAGTTGGACAAGTGATGGAGTGGATTATGGAGTATCATCTGCTATTGAATATGTCACATATTATATTGGTGGAATTAAATATATTGATGAAACACTTATTGATGGCACAACAACCACATTTGAATACAATGCGAATAATAACGGAAATTTCCTTGATGAACAATATATAAAGAACCCGAATAAGGAAAAGATAATTAGTAATCCTAAAATTAATGACGATGTATTTATAACCAGAGGCGAACAATCGGCTTTCAATAAAAATTATAGATTGGAGTTTGTGGAGAATCTGGTAGATTTAACCACATATGCTGGTGGAAAATATTTTAACATAATAAACAATACGTAAGATGGCAGTAGGAATTTATGGCACGACAAGACCCGCAGATGTAAGCATTGATGACATCGATGTTTATTACAATTATACACCCAATAGAGAAACGGTTAATAATGATATCTTTAAGTTAAATTCTTCTGAAATTTTAAGTTATAATTATTTACCTGATGACGAACAAATTCTGGGAAACGAAAACTTATTGGAGGGACTTTATAATTTAAGACTTCCAGCATCCGTTTTTGGGCAATTGGGGATTTATACGATTTATCTTAAACCGAAAGTGGCAACCACGACAATTATCGATTGTAGTGTATTGTCTTCAGTACCAACAGTTAAGGGGATTGTTCTCGATGCTAACGACATACCAGAAAATTTAAGAGCAAATAATGCGTTACAGGGTTATCGTATTGAATATATTGATTCGACAACCAATAATAAAATAAGAAATGTTGTTCGTTATGTCGTGACATCAAATAAGGTCGTTCCCGTTAGTGAAAACGTTGGAAATACAAGTCAGAAAGCTATTAGGTATAGATTCGATGATACAGGTACATTACTTTTTGTGCAATTAACGCCAAGTAGTTCAAGTGATGTTAAACCAAATGCGTCACCGTTTATTGGTAATCCTGACCAGACGATTTTAATTTCAAATACGTTCTTTTCACCGCTTGTTATTGAAGTAGACATGGTTGCCAACACAATCGATACTTTAACAAATTATGTTGCAGGTGAACAAATTAAAGATGTTGATAACGGAATTCTTACATATTATGACGAAAATAGAGTAATAACAAAACAGTTTAATATCTATGAAATTAAAGAAAGCGTAGATAATGTTCCTCTTTATGAAGTCAAGGAAAAAAGAACAAATATTGACGAGACTCAGGATTTCGATGAAGTTACTGGTGACGTTCAATAAGATATTTTAATTAAAATCAAGAAAAATCCCAATTCCTTAGATTGGGATTTTCTTTTTATCGTATTTATAGTAAATCGTATACTGTGGCAAAGGTAAAAGTAGTAAAAACAAATCTTAATGAGAACTTAAACGGGGATTATTTTAACGATACTCCATCCAACACGATATTTAGTTTTGGGAAGTTTTTTGTTACAACGAACTTTGATAATAAAGTAACGATTGATTACACCAATACGTTGAGTTCTTTTGTGCGTCCAGTTACGTTAGACACCCTTGGAGTTAATGAAACCCAATCCGAAATCATTCAGTCATACACAACGAATGCCGTTTTAAATCTCGATAAGTCCGACCTTAATACCTTTGTTAGATATGGTTCAGCATATGAATTTCTAAGAGTTTCGATTCAGAACATTATCTTGGCATACCCGGGGTCGTTGTTCGCCAACTCACAAAAAAATGTTGGTGGAAATTTAACCTATTCTGGATATACTTATGATAGTGTCGCAAATGTTGCAACATTTTATGTTCCAACTGGCGCAACAATCAATACTTTTGGGTTAGCATTTAATGCTGGGAATGATAGTCTTCCTGACGACAATGAATTAAAGAATTTAAATCTCTCATATGATAAATATGTGATTTGGTCAAATCTCGAACCCAACACGTTATTTAGAGTGGTTGGATATACTGGAAACACAGTTAATAGTATCAACACATATAGTGGAACGATAGTTCCCGTTAAAAATTATATAAGGTTAGAGGTTCAAGGTAATCCGTTTGCGCAGATGGGAACTGGAAATACTGGTAGTCTTGATTATCATATAAGACCAGATAATGTGACGTTTGAAGAATTCAGGGCGTTGCTTAATAGTTATGAACAAAACCTCGTTTCAAACAGAGAAGGTTCTAACGGATTTGCTTTTACTTTAAAAGACCCGAAACCACTTGAAGACGGTAGAATACTCTATAGTGATTCTCAGGTTCTTTGGGCAACCAGTGATGGATATAATATCGATATTAGCACACCAGCATATCAGAAATTCCTGAAAATAGTGTTGAGGATTGGCACTAAGTATGATAAAATAAAAACAGA